CTTCTTGTGGCGCCAGAGGTTGAGTAATTGCTTGGCTATAACCTCGATACGTTTCATCAACAGATTCTTTAAAACCCATTCCTCTTGCCACATCATCAGGATTAACACCCAGTCCTCTTGCCACGTTTCCTATGTCAATAGATTCTTTATGTACAGAATAATGTGGTCCATCCTTGTGTGGAAATGGCTGACTATCTAAATGTTTTGCCAAACTATCAGATCCTTCAGATGCCCTGTCACCTTTAAGGAGCCGGTGTTTTGTTTTTACTAGATAGTAAGAATCTGGCGCATTTTTATGATTTTTCCATTTCGTTCCATCAGCCCTTGTCTGAAAGTGAGTTAAAACCTCGTGTTCTAAATCAAATGCAATAAAGTTTTCATTAAGTGTGCGCAATAGTTCTGTATATGTTTTATCCATTTTTCATCTTCCTGGTTTATCCCATCCTTTTAAAATATCTGGCGAAAAGTTGTTGTACGAGAATTCTAATCTGTCAACAATCTTTACCGCATCACCACCTAATTTGTCTATAGCAACATATCCTTCTTCGCCAGTAACCTTAAATCCATTAGGCGTCTTAACGAAAGTGTCAATGCTCTTTAGCTTATTAAGTATATTTATAAGTTTTAATTTTACAACAATTATTAACTTTTGAAGATCAAATATCTTTTTAAGATTTTGTTTATTATTTGGTGAAAAGAATTTTAAAAATTCATCGCGTTTTATTATTTGGGCGTTTTTACCCTTTTCGGTCTTACGCTTATCAATTTCTTTTTGATAGCGGGCATTGACCCATTTGATTAATGCATTTACATGTTTAGCTGTATCTTTTACTTGTTCACCTTTACGAACAAATGTATTATTAAATGTCTCAATTGTTTGAGCTAAATCTCTATTATCTTCAAGAGTTTTTAATGTAGATGCACCAATTTGATTAAATAAAAATCCTATTTCAGATAATTTTTCATTTACATCTTCGGTTTCTTTAGCTGACATAGTAACTCTTGTCAAATCTCTTAGCATAGCATCTTGTGACCATACATCGGGACTTTTTCTCAATTTTGAAACATCTACTCCGTAAGAAGCTCGCATCGTCTCAAAAGACTCGCCTGTATATGTAGTATGCCACACAATGCCCATTTTAGCTCTTTTGACTGCTGCTGCGGCTGTAGTGCCGGCAGGAACGGCATATGCTATAGTATTTGGATGGAACATTACGTATTTTTGCCCCTTGATTGTTTGATTATAAATGTCAGATTTAGAAAACAAAAAATCTCCTTGAATTACGCCCTTAATTCCAAGGTTGGGTAAATACTTTAAAGCTTCTTTTAATTTAGCATTTAGATCACCTTTAGTATCAGCATCAATCTCAACATCAGTTTTATACACCATTGGGTTTTTATTAAAAATACCCTTTTTAGCTACAAAAAACTTTCCATCATTTGGATCAATACCGGCAAAAACGGCAGGAGCTCCATCCCATTTAACACTTACTTTACCGTCTTTTTTACCGCCTAACATATCCCTTAAATCTCTTAAAGCGAATATTGCCTGTCGAGTTCCATTCACACCACCATAAAGAACACGATCCTCAATATGGGTCATGTGAGTGTTCTTTTGTTCTGTTAAATAATTTCCAAATCTAAGCATAATAGTTTCCTATTTTTCGTTCTGTAATCGGGTTCTAAGGTTAATTTTATCTTGCATAGTTGCATTAGGACCAAGATGTTTATTGATTGCTTTACTTAATGTATTAGCAGTCCGTGTTGCTCTAGCTTTGTTAGGACCATAATTATGATCACTGAGTTTTTCTTCAGCATCAATGTGATTTTGATATTTTTTATGTAATTCAGTAGTATCTTCTTTAACATTTTTCGGAATGTATTCTTTAATTTTCTTTTCAATTGCTGAAATAATTTTGTTATGAGTCTGGCTCAAATAACGATCTTTTCTTAATCTATTAATAGCTAATACAGTCTGAGCTGCATATTTCTTTTGAAAGTCTGCTGGTCGAGTATCGATATCTTGAACGTTTGCTAGTCTATCTGCTAACTTTACAACCAATGCCCAACTCGACATCTTAGCCATTTTGTTTGCAATATATTCACCTTTACCGATTGCATCAGATGCTGCTTTATCAGTAGTTAATTCTTGAACCATATCAGCTACAAGAGCACCAAACTGTTTAACTAAATCCTGATAAGTCGTATCAGTATCTTCAAGAGTATCGTGTAAATATGCAGCTTGAATCATAGCTGTTAGATTATTAGACTTTTTAAATTGTTTTACGAATCGAGCAACTTCTTTTGGATGAGCAATATATTCTCCACCACTTTTTCTAAACTGACCTTTATGAGCTTTTGTTGCAACACGAAGAGCTGTTAAAGCACTTTCATTAAGAGGCTGGTTTATATGTGATTTAAAATTAAGCATTGTATTTCCTATTATTTCATAGATTCGAAAGGATTTTTTTTACTAGTTCCTGGCTTAACAGAATATTTACTATCTGCCATATTTTTAACCTTTACTTCAGGTTGTACTTCATAAAATTGAGATCGTGTACCAACTCTCATTTTAAATTCACCTGTTCCTTTAAATACTGGAACGTCGTTTGGAACATTACATGGATTTTGTTTTTTATCGAATATATAGAAATCATCGCCAGCTTGTAAATAATATGCAGATTCTGCTTTACCTTCTAAATAATGTTTTCTTACAATTTTACCTAAATCTACATTACTTTTATTCATTATATAACGATTACGTGTTTTGAAGAAATCTTTCATTACATCAAGTGGAACTGCTTTTGGATCCTTTAATCCACCCTTTGTAGTCGGCACCTTGCAATCTTTGATTCCTGAAAATTTCTCTAGATCTGATATAAAGGATTTAGCCTCATCAGATTTATTTAAAAAATTAACAATGTAGGTTTTTAAAGGTGAAAGTTTACCGCTTTTTTTATCTCTACCACCATCCCACTTTTTGCCATTATAGAAAACTCTCTCGTTGCCAAGATTATCTGTGTGATTCATTTTTACTTCTAACCATACTCGTTTTTTTCCGCGGTATTGAGTATCAATAGCAATATCTGCATATTTAGCACTGACCTTTGGCCTAGATGCTGGAATACCTAAACTAGTCATATAATCAGCAACGTTTTTTTCATATTGATCAGCTGCTTTACTTTCAGATATATAACTCTTAAATGTTAGCATAAACTTTTCCTACAGTAGTTTATGCTATTTATAAAAAAAATAAGGGCAAACTTTCGCTGGCCCTTATTTTTATTAATCGGATATAATCGGATATTAATATGGATTTCTTTTATAAATGTATGCATCTGCATGCGCAGCATCTTCTAAGCGAATACATCGCCAATGACCACAGTAGTTTCCGCCATATATGCTATTTTCACCAGCTTCATATTTCCAGGAGTTTGGATTATTTTTACCAAGACGTCCCTGAAGCTTAATATAATATTGATGATTAAGACCTTCTTGTTTAAGCATCTTATTCATGTATTTTACAAATTTACGAAGATCTTTGATTCGTGCAGAATCTTTTGAATCATTAGTAAATGTTCCAATATATGCGTCTGTCCGGTTCATTTGTCATTCCTTATATCATTTATCATTGCTGCGACACTCCAGCCGACACCAATAATAATAAATCCCAAGCCCACTACTGGCGCGCCGGTAGTAATTAAAACCAATCCAACAAGAGCAACGATTGCTGAATATATGAACATCACTGGCATTACTTAAAACCCTCAGTTTTGATCCATAATACGTTATCCATTGTGATTTTATTATTTTCAATCAACAATGCAAGAGCATTGTAAATATCTTTAAGAGCCCATGCTTCGGTTAAACCATGCCGAGTTTCTTCGACAGTCTCAAAAAAACCATCAATATTGCGAGTGTAACGAAGTGTTGCGGTTCCAAGATTTCTCATTTTATTCTCCATATATCATAAATTGAATTTCATTGTCGCCAAAACCTATATCAGATAATGTTTTATTGATAACATTTTTGTCACCTGAAATTTCACAAACAGGCCAACCGCCACCTGGACCATTTTCAATCAAAACCTTTACAGTTACTGACTTAGGGAAATATGTATGAATTTCAGAAATGCTATTTTCATAAGCGAGATCCATTTCAAAGGTGATGTTGTCTTGATTAGTCATAGTATTCTCCTTTTGTTAATACCTTTATACCACAGTTTTAAAGGGATGTACATAGCTAATTTCATATATTAGTTGCTCCTAAGCATATTAAGTATCATCCATATTCCAAACGCTGCAATTAATCCTAGCTCAAAGCCAGCAGAACCTGTTAACGTATTGAGATAGTCTGTCATTTTTTTATCCAAGAATTAAGGTTAAGATTGTAAGTACAAAAACCATATTCAATATGGTTGATGTAAAATTTACGAAAAAAGATTTCATCAGAAGATTTCTCCGGTGATGGCATTTACAATTGGTTGATTACCGAAAGCAGCACGTGCCATCATTTGCTCTTCAGCGATTTGCTCAGGAGAGCGATTAGCTTGAGCAGTAAAGTATTCTTGTAGAAAATCTGACTGCTCTTCATCTCTGATTTCTAAAGAATAAACTTGCTCTTCTTGAGAGATAAGATCATTTTCATACCAGTCGGCAATCATGTCTGGGTTAGGAACCCGATCATTTGAAAGCCAGCGGACAATGTGTCCGGCTGAGTACGCATCTTGAAACTTAGCAACTACATCTTCTTGAGTGTAGCCGGTGTAAGTATTTGTTCTATTATCTCTACGCATTTTAATCTCCTTTATCTCTTGATACCTTTATACCATAAGCGGAGACTGTTGTACAACAAAAAATGCGCCGAAAAGCGCATTAATTTAGAGTGTGACATAAATGTTACAGTTATTCTGCAATAGGCGGCTTAGGATATCTAGTTTTTCCTGCGTCAAAAATCCTATGAATATTATGTGATATCGATTTATTAAATTGTCGGTCGGTTTGAGAAGCATATAACCCCTCACTCAGAGCTCGACTAAAACTAGCCGTCATATCTTTACAAATTGAAAGTTTAGCACAAGCTTCTTTTGTAGTATAACCACCACTTAATCCTACAATTTTTTCTACGTTATTGTATGAGTGTAATGAGTCGTACGTAGTATGATCATCTGGAATAGTAAGTTTTAGAATACAGCGTCCTTTATAATTTTTTAAATATGTTGCAAGGTACCGGCTCAAGTCTTTTTCAATAGATGTCTTGTTAGGATTATTAATTGAAATTTCAGGCTCAATAATTGGCATTAAATTAAAGTTCATATTAATTCTTAGCGCTATCTCAAATTGCTGTTCTAAAACCTTTTCAATAGAATATATGTCGTGTACAACACTTCTCATTTTTGTACCGGAACATTCTTTTGAAAACGCATATGCGCACATCGCGGTATCGTTAAAATCTTTTAAAGTACCATCCTCTTCAAGACCACTGTCAATTTTTAAATATGATTTAATTCCTTTTTCTTTTAGAATTGGATTCATACCTTTATCAATAGTGTCTTTATACAAAATAGCTGCCCATATTTTATCTGACGTAAAATCTGGAGAACTCACCATCCTTAATCTCATAGAATGTACTAAATCCATTTTATTATCTTCAGTGTATTCTTGACCATAGCGTTCTAATACCCCACCGGTACTTCCGCCACTGTGATCCATCGCTGCAATAAACTTCATTTCACTTCTCCCATTTTTTAAGTCTCTCTTCTTTACCGAGTTCCCAAGCTTCTTCAAATCCTTCAAATTGATAATCATGACAATTGCACCAAAGTCTTTTAAAGTAGCCTTTTAGAGTTGAATTGACGTCATCTCTTGAATAGCCTAAAGGTATTAGCATACCTTTAACTGCCCACATAAGTCGATTCGCTTCTTTAATTTCTTCAGAAGTCATTTTTTCTGAAGAAGCTTGATAATTTATCATTCATATGTCTCACCGGTTTCTCGAAAAAAGTTCTCAGACCAAAAGGCTTTATCATCGATCCAAATGTCGTAATGTTCTTTTTTACCAACACTCAGTTCATGGAATTTAGCCCCCCAGTCTGTTAGTTGATCTTTTGTTAAATGATAATAATCAACACCACTTACACATCCGCGGGCGGTCATGTATTTAATAGTATGTCCTGCATCATATAAAGCATTCACTTTAGCAATGCGGCTTGGTATTGGTTTATGCAAAGCATAATCTTTTTTGCCATTTTCTTTTAAGACTTCATTGCAAATAGTTCCATCAATATCAATTACATATTTCATTTTTTTCTCCTATTACAATACATAACTAAAATACTTTTAACGTCTTTCATATACTTATAAAAATAAAAAGAGAGTTTTCTTTAAAGTGTTTAGGAATAAACAGAATTAAATTGTTGAGTACATCGAATAAAAGTTGTACATTTACTTAATTGCTTAAGATTAGAAGCGCCGGCATATGTACAAGTACTTCGCAGCCCACCTAGAGTATCTTGAATAGTATTTTTAATTGCGCCACGATATGGTATTAAAACAGTTCTACCTTCACTAGATCTGTAATTTTTAAGACCTCCAAAGTGTTTATCGTTTGCTGTATCTGAGCTCATTCCATAGAACTGTACAAACTGTTTTCTTTCTATTACACGTTCACCGTGCAAATCCTCTAACTGATTAGTTTCGTAAAACTTTTCGATTACTTCTCCGCCGCCTTCGTCGTGTCCAGCTAACATCCCACCAAGCATAACGAAGTCGGCTCCTGCAGCGAATGCCTTAGCCACATCTCCAGGACATGTACATCCGCCATCAGCAATGATATGGCCTCCAAGACCATGCGCGGCATCAGCACACTCAATAACAGAAGACAACTGAGGATAGCCAACACCCGTTTGAATCCGAGTAGTGCAAACGCTCCCAGGACCAATGCCCACTTTAACAATATCGGCTCCATTTAAAATTAGCTCCTGTGTCTGATCTGCTGTAACTACGTTTCCAGCAATGATTACAATTCTGGGATAAAGACTTCTAAATTCTTTTATAAAATTACTAAATCTTACAGTATATCCATTAGCAACATCAATACATACATATTTTAATTGGTTATCAACTTGTTCGTAAACTGTTCTAAATTTTTCATGATCTTGATCACTAATACCAATACTCATTGCAGTATATTCAGTACGCAAACTATTATCACTATCAAAATAATCTACAAGATCATTGACGCTATAAGTTTTTACTAAACATGTAAAAGCATATTCAAGTGATAATTTATCTGCCATTTCAAATGTACCAACGCCATCCATATTAGCTGCCATAATAGGAATGCCCTCATAATTATATGGTTCAGTACTATTTGGATAATTTGGACTATAATTTAAAAAAGTAAATTTACGTTCTAAATCAACCTCTTTTCTTGATTCAAGAGTACTTCTTTTAGGTCGAATAAGAACATCTTTATAGTCAAGCTTCACGTCATCATCAATACGCATTATAGTTCCTCGTCATGAATGTGCAATTGAATAAGGGCATAATGAAGAATTTTCATTAAATCCTTACGAGCATCTGCACGTGTTCCTTTATTACCGTATCTATTAGCATACTTATCGACATTACCCATACAGAATCCTGTACCATGTCCTCGGTCAATAATTACTTCAGTTGATTGAAATTTATTAGTGGAATAATGAGCTCCATATGTACTATCAATATATTTTTGAAACTCTTCAATATATTTGTTTTCATTAAATTTATAATCAATATTGTTTTTCATTCAATTTCCTCTAATTCATAGTATTTCATGGCATTGTAAATAAAGCTCTTACACCGCTATCTTTATCTGTAGGTTGTCTAGCAAACACAACCCATTTATATGCAAACATCGTTTCTCTTGTGGTACAGAATTCTCTGAAAGATGTTCCCGTTGTATATACATCATCAACTACTAGCCATGGATGTTTTGGTTCCCACTCAGAATATTTTTGAAGAGCATTTTGTAATTTAACGCCACCTCTAGGAATACCAACAACCTTTGAAAATGGTTCCTTTTGGTAGTCCATAATCATTGATGCTAAACAATCCCATTCTTTATCAGATACAGCATCCATTTCTATTTTCCATTCCATAGGAATACCGGCATGCGAAGTAAATTTTTGTTTTTGAAATAAATCCATTATTTGCTCATTCCTTGAGGATCATATTGTTCACCATTATATGCTGGATATTGATCATCTTCAACTCCAGAATTACAGCCGACTACTACTATCGCTAAAATTAGGCAAGAGACAAGGGTGCCTTTTTTCATCCAATACATAAATCCATCAAATGATTCTTCAGCTTGTTGTTGTGCCACATCTTTTATTTCTTTACTCATTATTTTAACCAATTCAAATATTTTTCAGGGTATCGTTTTTTATCTTCATATCTTACCCACAAGAAAGTACAAATTATTGCAAACCAAAAACATAGACAAAATGTTCCAATA